TTACTTGCCGAGCGTTCTCAGTCGGCGCTCATAGGCCGACAGGTTCGATTCGCTCTTCACTGCGACGGCCGCCACATCGGCGATCTTTTGGCCGTCCGCTGTTTGGAGAACGCCGACGTACTTGCTGTTGGGCTGGTTCTCACAGGTGCAGCCAGGCGCAATGCAGGGCGATGTTGCCTCGCAGCTCACGCAGTCGTTTTCAACGCATGGCTCGCACTGGCAGGTGCATCCCGAAACGGATTGCGCCTTGAGCGCCTCGGGCAGGTGCTTCATCTTGGCGAGCGACTTGAACTGCTTCGCGAGGGCGAGCGCCTTCGGGGTGTCGTCGATCACGTCCGTCGCGAATCCGAGTTCGAGCGCGTCGTCGGCGCTCATCCAGGTTTCGGCGTCGAGCATCTCGGCCACTTCCGCGGACGTCTTGCCGCTGCGCGTGACGTAGACCTGCGCGATGGAGCCCGAGATTTTGTCGAGCATGTCGGCGGTCTTTCGCATTTCGCTCGCGTCGCCTATGGCAATCGTCCAGGCGTTGTGGATCATGAGCATGGCGGATTTCGCCAGGCTGATCTTGTCGCCGGCCATCGCAATGATCGAGGCGGCCGAGGCCGCGATCCCGTCCACTGCCACTTCGACGGGCACGCCGGTCGAGCGCAGCAGGTTGTGAATCGCGAGGCCCTCAAAGGCGTCGCCACCGGGCGAGTTGATCCGGACGGAGATGCGCTGCGCGGACTGGTTCTGGTCGAGCGCGCCTTTCACGAGCGAAGCGGTGATGCCGTCGCCGAAGAAGTTCGCGCCGATCTCGCCATAGATCGAGATTTCGAGCGTGCCGCTCTGCGGCTGCAGGGCCGCGCGGACTGCCGGGCGGCGGTTAGTTGCTTTCATGTGTCCTTCCAAGTAGCGCCGTCGAGAGCGCGGTGTAGGCATCGGAGGCGAGGGCCGTCACGATGTCGGGTGTGTAGTCTTTCGTCCAGCCGCGCGATTCGCCGGCCACGCGGCGGGCCATCTGCGCGACCAGGGCCTCTTCGCTGGCGCGCAGGCCTTCCGCGCCGAGGACCGCCTCGGCGAGCGAGGCAAAGATCGGTTGCAGCGCTTTGTAGGCGAATTGCTCGTCGCGCTGTTCGCGGTTGACGATCCGGCCGGCTGCATCACGGAACAAGCGCCGGTAGGCGTGGACGAGCGAGTTCGCGTCGCCTGGTGGCACCTTGGCCGGCTTCTGCGCGCCTGGCGGTGGCGCGGGTGGCGCTGCCGGTGGCGCTGTCGGCTCTTTCATCAGCTTGTCGAGCGAGGTCATGGCGGTCTGCACGGTGAGCACGTCGCCGCCCTGTTCAGTCGGCACCGGGTTCTTGCGAAGCTCGCGCCGGATGTCGTTCGCGCTGTAGACGCCGATGTTGCGGAGCGATTGATAGCCGGCCGTCTGCGAGGCGAAGTCGCCGCGCGAGAGGTCGTTCATATCGTGCTCGGCGAAGAACGCGCCCGAGAGCAGCTTGCGGTTGATCTCCTGCTCGAGGCGGATCGCGAGCGGGCGCAGGCAGTAACGCACGTAATCGAGCGACTGGTGCTCGATGTTGTTGTTGGTCGAGCGCGAGAGATCCTGTAACAGGTGCAGCGGCACACGATAGAGCGCCGCGATTTCGCTGCGCTGGAATTGCCGGGTCTGGAGGAATTGCGCGTCGTCGGGCGGAATCGTGATTTGGTCCCACTTCATGCCCTCTTCGAGCACGACGGGGCGCAGCGCCGTCTCGCCGTTCGCCCATTCCCAGACCGATTTCTTGAGCCGTTCGTAGGCTTCGGCTTCCAGCTGCGCCGGGTGCGAGAGCACGCCGGTTGCCCTGGCCCCGTTGCCGAAGAACTGCGCGCCGAACTTCTCGGCGGCTATCGCCAGGCCGAATGCGTTGCGGCAGGTGGAGATGGGCGAGAGACTCGTGATGCCGTCGAACGACACCGAGCCGTGCAGGTGCAGGACGTTCACGGCATCGAGATAGGCCGGCATGCCGTCATCGGTCTGCGTCGTCGCATAGGCGATCTTGCCTTTGATCCGCACCGGGCTCGTCTTCTCGGGCGCGAGCAGGTGCAGGGAAGACAGGCGCGCGGCGCGATCGCGCTTGATGAGCGCGTAGCCGTTGCCCCAGGCGAGCGCGCAGGCGATCAGCGCGGAGCGGAACATCGTCGAAGACATCGCTTCGTTCGGTTCGGCGTGCAGCGTCTCGTAGGTCCAGTGCTCGGCTGCCTCGCGCACGCTGCCATCGGGCATGTGCTGAAGCACGCTTAAAGGGAGCGACGAGAGATCCTGGCTGATGACGTTGATCGCGCCATAGGCGGTCGTCAGGCGCATCGCCTGTTTCTCGTTGATGAGCACGCCAGCGTCTGACCGGCCGAGGCCGAGCGACTCGAACAGCGCGGACGGCGGCACGAGCGGCTGTGAAGGATCTTCGAGCGACACCGCGCGGATGCCAAGGGAACGTGTAAGCAGGCCCATTAGTTCTTCTTCTCGGCGGGCGCGGGTCGCGCGTTGCGCGCCGCGCTGGTAGTTGCGGCCATCAGCAGCAGGCCGAAGACCACGAGCGCGAGCGGCAGGCTCCACAGCGCCAGGCCGGTTTCAAAGATCAGGAAGCCGGCAATGAGCAGCCAGTCGTAAACGTCGAATTTCATAGAGTCAAAAGTCCTCGCGTGGAGTAGACCGAGCGCGGTCGGCCGGTCGCGACCAGCGCGCGCGCGATCGCCATGATGAGCGCCACGGCGGCGTCGATCTTCGCCTCGGGCGGGTGTTTGGTCGGCTTGATGTTGTCTGCCGCGTCGGGCTTCGCGATCACGTTCGCGACTTGCCACATGAGCGCCGGGTTGCCGTCGTGATGGAAGCGACCGGAGAGCAGCAAGGCTTCGAGCTGCTTCATCGGCTCGGACATGTCCCGGTAGTTCTGGCCGATCTCGACAATTTCGAGGCCCGAGATTTCGCGCTGTAGATTCTGGGCGAGCTGCTCGGCGTTCCAGGGGTCGAAAGCGAATTCGCGCGACTTGCACTTTTTGATGTCGGCGATGGCTTCGCGCTCGAAATGCTCATAGGCGAGCACCGCGCCGGGCGTCGTTTCGAGGTGGCCCGAGGCGACCCATTCCTGGTAGTGCTGGCGCTCGGGATCGAGGGCGCGCGCGGCCGGCAGGAAGGACCGGACGAAAGCGTAGTAGTGGTCCTCGCCATTCGCCAGGCGCTTCTTGAAGACGTTGCCGAGCGCGGCAATGTCGATCTTGGAAGCGATGTCGGCTGAGTGGAACGACGGGCAGCCGATGAAATCCTCTTGCCTGAGCGTCGGGTCGGCGGCGGCCTGCCAGAGCTGCATGTTCATCCACGGCTCGGAGGCCGACACCCAGACGTTCAGGTGTTTCGTCTTGAAGACAGCGGCCTTGCGGGCCGATTGGACAGCGGCGGACTGCTCGTCGCGCAGAAAGTCGGGCTCGACCGAGACGCCGAAGTTCGGGTTGGCTTTGCGGAGCGCGGCTTCCGTCGTCCAGTCGTCGTCTGCGTCAATCGTGTAGATGACGCCAAAGAGTTCCTCGCGATGGATCACGCCATCGAGCACCTGCTCGACATCGCGTTGCATCGAGTGGCAGGGGCCGAAGATCGTCGAGCCGGCCGTCGTGATGATCCACAGGAGCGGCTGCTTGCGCGCGCCCATGCCACTCCGCATGGTGTCTACCAGCTCGTCTGTCTTGTGCTCGTGGTACTCGTCCACGATGGCGCAGGAGGGCGAAGCGCCGTCGCCGGGCTTCCCGACGACGGGCTCGAAGCGCGAGCCGTTCGCGAGAATCGCCATGTTCTTTGCGCTGGGGTGGATCCCGAATGCTTTCTTGAACGCCGGTGTGCGTTCCACCATGAGCTTCGCGGGCCGGAAGACTTCCCAGGCCTGCCGCCAGCAGGTCGCGCCGGCGTAGACCTCGGCACCGAATTCGCCGTCGTTGGCGAACATGTGATTTCCGACGCCTGAGGCGAGGATCGACTTGCCGTTCTTGCGCGGCACGCACACATAGGCGATGCGGAAGCGGCGCAGGCGCGTCTCGCGGTTGAGCCAGCCGAAGACGGAGGCGAGCACGAAGCACTGCCAGCCTTCGAGGCGTATGCGAATGTCCTTGCCGGGCGCGCGGATCGCCCAGTCGCCCTTCGTGTGGGGCAGCTCTTCGATGAAGCGGCAGACGCGGTTCGCCTCGCGCTCGTCGAAGCAGTACTTCCAGCCCACGGCGTCGCGCGCCAGGTCCGCCAGGTGCCGGGCGCAGGCCAGCCGCACCCACTTGCAGGCGACCAGCTCGCCCGCGACGACGCTACGCGCGTAAGCGGTGGCCGCCGCTGCGTAGTTCCGTTCCTCAGTTGGGGCGCAAACGCTCGCGCTGCTCGGCGGCGAATTGGGCGAAGGCGTCTTGTTCTCGTTCAGTGGGGACTCCGACTCGGCTGCGATCTGCCGGGGTGAGGCCCATGCGGGCCAGGCAGCCGATCAATTGCGTCAACTCCGCGCCGGTCATGCCGACTTGCGGGATCAGGCCGACATCGCGGAATTTGAGCATCAGGCCGCAGGCGATCTCGACGATCCAGCGGTCGGCCGAAGTGAGCACGCCGGCCGGCGTCTCGCGTGTCAGCTCGGCCCAGATTTCCTCCAGTGCCGGTGTGAAATAAGCAGGCGGCGCGCCGAGCGGGCCTGACGGTATGGGCTCCCGTTCGTGACGGCGCTGCGGATCGTGCTTGAGCCGGCCGGTGATTTCGAGCACCCTCGTCGGCTTGCGGGGTCGGCCACTCGGCATTTACTTCGAGCGCCTCGTGAGATAGGCAGCGAGCCGGCGCTGCCCTTCTTCCTGGACCGGGCCGCCAAGGAGGCGCTTCAGCATCGCGCCGTCGCCCGCGAGCGCGCGCTTGAGTTCCGCCTGGCGCAGGAGCAGCCGGCGTTTCGCGGCGGCCCTGCGGATCGCGCCACGCATGCCGGGCAGGCGGCGCAGCTCCGTCACGGACACGCCGTAATGCGCGGCGATCTCTTCGATGGGCGCGTATTGGGCGAGCGCCTCGACGCCCTCGACGGAAGGCGTGCCGGCAGGTGGTTTCAGATCAGACATGAAAAAAGTCGAAAAAAGTCAGGTGCCAGATTTGAC